TACAACGTGAAAAAGGGTGGTTGTCACACCGACCCATTAACCACTGGGAAAAGGTATCGTATTCAGGGGGGAATATATTACGGATGCGGCCAGCTTGGTGATGCTTTTGGCATTGACCCCAGAACCATTCGGGCGCGTTTAGAGAAGTCAGGGTGGACATTACGCCAAGCGGTTGGCGTTGATGACCCGCCTGAAAGAGAAGGTGTGCCTTCTTTATGCAAGCCAATCACATTCCGTGGCAAGCAATATGCCAGCCGTTCTGCTCTGTGTCGAGTTTATAACGTGCCGCTGTCTAACTTTGAGGCAAGAAGAAAATATGGTTGGAGCTTGGAGGAAGCATTAGAGTTGGTAAAGCGGCCAAAGGTTTATAGCAAGCCCCTAAATCCAGTAACGGCTTTTGGAAAAGAGTATTCTTGTTTAGCTGAGGCATCTAAATGTTTTGGGGAAGACCTAAAACGTGTTTACGACAGGATGCACAATTTGGGCTGGAGCATAGAAGACGCCTTAACCGGAGAACGGTCTGAGCCTCACGGCAAATGGATAATATACACAGTCAATGGCAAGCAATATATAGGGCAGGAAGCGTTAGCAAAGGCGCACGGCCTTACAAAGCAACAATTCAGATCACGCTTAAACAGGGGGCATACGTTAGAGCAATCGCTTGGTATAGAAAAAGGTGTAGGCCAAAGAGGCAAAAAATACGTCATAGACGGCAAAGAATATTTTGGTATGCAAAATCTAGCCGAAGCATTTAACTTAACGACAGATAAAATAAACACCCGATTAAAGCGCGGGTATTCATTACGGCAGGCTTTAGAGCTTGATAAGGGGATGTGGATGCCAAGAGGCAAAAAACACATCATTAATGGGAAAACATATTATGGGCATCGTGAGTTAGCGGAGGCCTTTGGATTGACGACCGCTACAGTTGCTATTCGGATGAGCCGTAAAGGGCTTTCCGCAAAAGAAGCTGTGGAACTTAATTAAACACCAAAAAAGGAGACTAACTAATGGACTTTTCTAAACACTGCAAAATCATCAAGGATATGGATGAAAAAATTATGAACGGTGAGCGCTTGTGCGCTGACCTTATCCAGACGCTGACTGCCTTGCGCGACGTGGTGGCTCAGTCTGAGGCGCATAACAGGAAGATGGCTGACCGCGTCAACGCAATGAAAACGCAGGTTGACACTTCGCGGTGGGCTAACAAAAAGCTGTCTGAACATCTGGAGACACAAAAGGACGTCCTCGAATTAGTTTCGAGCAATTATAAGCAAGACATGAGGATTGCAAACCGCCGCATTGGTATTTGGAGATCAAAAGTTCAACGTATGAAAGCAAAGGGAGCTAACTAATGCCGTTAATCATCAAACCAGCATCGTATAATCTTTACGTCATCGAAGGTGTCGAAGACGACGTGCCATTTACCATCTGGAAAAACGCGAAGACAAACAGGTGGACACACCCTCTGGCAAACAAGCGTGGTAGGGGTGCGTCTTTCAAGACGGTCAAAGAGGCGCAAAACCACGCCTTTGAGTGCATAAAAAAGTGCGGCATGATTAAGCCTGACGGAGCCGCAAAGAGGCATGACGGTGTGATAGCCCTCACAGAGGCTCAGGGCAACTTGTTTAAATTCATTAAGGGCAAGAAGGTTTGGCCGCTTGACTTTTTAACTCGTCGCTTTCGTGGTGAGAGAGATCACATTCGACAACAAATCGGCCAAATCAATAAGCACTATCACGTCCACAAACACACTTGTGGGTACCGCGTAATGACAGAAAACGAAGTTAGGAGATCAACCAATGGTAGGTAAAAAGACACCCGACGACATCGTCACCGCATCACGCATACCGTTGCTGATGAACGCGTCGCCATACGGCACGCCAAACGACTTGCTGGCTGAGGCACTAGCCTCAATCGAGGGCAAGCCAAACCCCAACCCATTCAACGGTAACGAAGCCTGCGATTGGGGTGACGCCTTAGAGGGCGTCATCCTCACCACCGCCGCTGAACGTCTCAACCTGACTGACCTCCAGCTAGAACACGACGCCATCTTTCACGACACGCTACCATTTGCCGTGTCGCTTGACGGCACCGCTGACGGCGGGCTGGGGCATGAAGTCACCACAGACCCAGCCAAGGGCATCTATTGCGTTGACGGCCCTGTCTGGGTGGACGGCGTCGGCGTCTTGGAGAGCAAGCTGACTAGCAGTAAGCCAGAAGACCGGCCAGCGCCTCACAGGGGGCCGCTACAGTTGCAGGGGCAATTGATGGCCACCAAGTTAACGTGGGGCGCCGTGTGCGTCTTATACGGCGGTGTGGAGCTACGCATATTCTTGTATCAGGCAAACGCTGCCACGCAGTCGCGCATCACGGACGAAATCGAGGAGTTTGAGCGACGCAAGTTTGACGTTGACTGGTATCCGATCCAGTCCAGCTCCGACGGCAATACTGCATATCCGCGTGTCGATGACGGTGCGCCGCCAATAACATTAGAGGGCGAGGACAACGACTGGCTGGCTCAGTTGGTTAACGCCAAGGACGCCAAGCGAGCCGCTGAGGGCGACATTGACGAAGCTGAGGCTATGCTGAAAGAGCGTATGGGCAGCCACGATGAGGCGGTTGGGATGGTCGGCAATCGCTCTTATTATGTGAAGTGGCCAATGCGTAACTTCAAGGCGCAACCGGCCAAGACGACGCCGGCCAAGCCCGCACGGATTGCGCGGCAAGGCACGCTGACGATAAAGGAGGCGCGTGATGATTGATGTGCCGCTGACAAAGAAGCAGGCGGAGCTGCGGGTTCTGATTGACCGCATGACCCGCCGTTACGGCTACACGCCAACCATCAGTGAGCTGTCACAAAAGACCGGCAAGAGCTTCAGCCAAGTACACCGGCTGATGGCCGGACTGGTCGAGCGTGGCGCGGCTGAGAAGGTGGCCGGTAAAGCCAGAGCGTTTAAGTTACTATAGGGAGATGACATGCAGACAGAACACCTAAAACCCGACGACCTAGTCAGCGTGACTGGCCCCAAGGGCAGGCTGGTGACAGCCCTAGTCAGGCGGGTCGAGCGCATTGACGATGAAAGCTACAACGTCGTCTTTGAGGATATGCAGACCGCCGACAGGTTTGACTATCAATATCTATATAAGTGAGGCAAGGGGGCGTTTGCCCCCTTATTTCGTTAGCCCCTTCATCTTCTCGAAGCTACGCATGCCGCCAAGCCCCAACATACCCATCAAGACGGTCAGCAGGCTCGACATATCAAACTGCGGCAAGTCAGGCAGAGCCACGCCAGCATAGGCGCTGGCGAAGATCACGAATGGCGCAAGCACGAAATGCCAGCACAATGCGACGCCGCACGTCCATCCAACGAAGGGACGCCACCCGGCCACAAAAATTGACCTGTGAGACGCCTCAGCCTTATTGATTTCCAGTTGACCCTTGGCAAGCTCTTGCGCGTGTCTGTCGGCCATTGTGGCCAGTTCATGCGCCAGTTTATTCTTCTGGTCTTTGTCTTCGATAAATTTGTCCAGCAATCCTGTCACTGGTGCGATCAATGCTTCAATCATTTACTTCCCCTCATTAGACATCCAGATGCCAAAGGCGCCAGTGGCTGCCCCGACTATCGTTGAAACAAACGCGGTCTGCTGCGTTGTGGCTGAGGCACCAAGCCCCATAAACCAGTCGCACACATTCCACGCCATCACGGTAAACGCCAGCATCATAAAGCGCGGGATGATCTTGTATTCGGTGATCGCCTTAGCCATCTGCCAGCGCCCTAAAGCGTGCCGTGAGCCTCTTGGCTCTGTTAGGCACCTGATCAAACCAGCGGCTGTCCTCAGCCTCTGCGGCCACGGTCAGCCACGCCTTCGGGTCTTCCATAGCCTCGGCTACTGCCGCCCACTGGCGCTTAAATTTGCTAAATCTGGGGAAGCCTAGGTTGAAGCACATATTGCACAACGCCAACGCTCCGTCTGGGTAACGCAGGTCAAGCTCGTTGAAATCGACGCCGACGTTGTCGCACAACCGGCGGCAGTCTTCCACGGTGACGGCAATGTCGAGATTAAACGCCTTACGCACACGGTCTTCCGACACCTCAGTGCCGACAGGAAGGCCGTACTCTGGGTCATGCTCTTTAATCAAGTGACCAATTCCGAAGGTTGGGAGTTGTAAATGATCCAAATAAATCAAATACTTACAGCCCTCGTCCTCGGCCAGCTCCTCGCGCAGCGCGTCCTTATTCATCGTCTCATCTCCAAAACGTGATCAACCGCCTTATCCCAGCTATCGTTTTCCGCAGCCTCAGTGAAGCGCGACGCTGGCAGGCGCATACTATATTGCCGTACTGACGTAACCGGCATGAACAGGCACCGTCTTGAATTGGGGGAAACAAGGCAGAGAACATCGTAATCATCCTTTGTCGGCAGATGTTTTGCTTTACAGCCGTGACCAAGTTGAAAGTGGTGACGCGGAGATCGACCATCTTGATTGCCAAGTAAACTCGCAGTCTTTGCCTGCACACGAAGAAACTCTTGCCCATTCCACGCCACCATATCTACCCGGTCTTGTTGAGCCATAGAGACGCGCCACCCTTGTGCAAGAATAGCGGCGGCAGCAATGTACTCGCCAATAAGTCCGGTTGTTGTTTCACTCATTTAGCCCTATGGCTCCGGCTGTTGATACCATCACAACGACGAACAAACCTACCACAACCACCGACAATAAGAAAATAGCCAAACCTATTTTTACGTT